GGAGATCCTGGTGGATCTCTTTCCATTAACTATGAGAACTCGAGCTAGAACTACTGCGGGTGGGCCTGTACCTTTGGTACCTCTCGTCTACACGCGGTATGACAATGGTGTATTGGCCTCAGGGCCATCTAATTACACTAGTGGTGCGCAATCAGTTATTCCATGGGAGCTGTCGGAGACCATCATTGATGATCCTTCGCCAGGCCGTGGAGTAAAAACCCTTAGTCACGTTAGGAAGGAGCTTAGTGTTACCTTAGATGGTTTTACCAGCTATGGTTCCTTTGCTCTTAACAACCGTTACACAGGTTCTGGTGCGTCACTTAATCAGTGGGTTCTTCCTGCCGGGACTGGGGTTCATTTTCCCAGTCTCTCAGGATCCTACTGGTCTGTCACACCGAATACGTCACAGGACGCTCTTGTTCGCGATACAGTTGATGCGTTCTATAGTGTTAACCAGGTTGATAACCTGCTAAACATTGTAGAGGCGCCTGAGCTGGTCGAGAGCCTTGCATCTATGCTTGGTTCTCTTCATCGCGTGCGCTCCTATATCCTAAAGCATGGTCTCCTTACCGGAGTCCGTGAACTAAGATCTAGGTGGTCTGCCCTTACGCTCAAGCGAAAGCTTGGTCGTTTTGGTCGACGTGGGCGGGATGCGTCAAGTTTGTACTTGATGTATTCATTCGGTATAGCTCCGCTCCTATCAGACATGTCCAAAATGCAGCGCCAAGTCAAGACCTTGCGGTCGAGGCTTCGTTCTGAGTTAGGGAAACAGTCTGATAGGTTAGTATCTGTTCACAGGTCTTGCGGGTATGCGTTTTCGTATATCAACGGATCTGGGAATAAGGTAGGTTTCCTCGATAATGTACCCTATAATCTCAGGTTCAAAGGAACCTTTGATGAAGGGGTGTCTCGTCGAGTTTGCACTGTTAGGGGTATCCAGTCGCCTCATTATACGGTCGCTGCTTTTCGGCAGTTAGACTATATGATGTCGCGATTTGGGGTCACCGGTCCTGCATCGTTCGCTTGGGAAGTAATTCCCTTCTCGTTCGTTGTAGACTGGTTTCTTGACCTACGTTCCATAACAAACTCCTTAGACAACCTTTTAACGGGTTCTCAAAAGAAGATTGTAGATATCTGTATGTCGGATAAAATCCGATTTACTGATGTCGCCACCCTGAATAGCGGATATAATCCGTCTACACAGGGGAACGAGATGGGTCGCGTAGTTAACACAGTATACACCAGAAATCCGGTCACTTCCTACACCAAAGTAGGTCTTGCCGGTCGGTTCGGAAAGAAGCAAGCTAGCCTTACGGCTGCCTTGCTCTATCAAACGGTAGCGAACATGCGTTAGCTAGATAGTTAATCCAGCAACAGGGGCGATTAAGCCCTACCTATAACATGAATAATAACCTAACGGTTAGTACCTTATTGTTTAACCTTAGCTACTCAGATAAAACTGGGTCTCTAAGGACTGAAGTGTCTCGTGGAGTTAATCTCCCTGAGACAATGCAGGTCAAGCATCAAGCGTTTACTGATTCCCTGACAGGTTTGCCAGGGACCCAGAGCGCTGTGATATTTGAATACCATAAGGCGCTCGCAGACGGTCGCATTGCGCCCGTTGCACGAGCAACATTGAAGGTTCAGTCCCTCCGAGATGCTAATGTTACTTCAGCCGACGTCCTTGCGGTCGTCGAGCGGATTGTGAACACCATCCAGGAAGATGATACCGGCCTTGATCTTGCTGACGAAATTTTCGTCAATAAAGAGCAATAATCCGGTTTCATTAGTCATCGATTAGAGTTATTAATACAATAATGGGTGACTGGACAACCGTACACTTCGTACGGCTCCTTCACACCAATCAGGTTAGTGATTATTCATATGAGCATGATATTAAAAGCATACTCCAGCCTGCTAGCTGACATCTCCCGGTTAACGGGAATCCATTTGGATCTCCCCGATGACTTCGATTTGTTGTGGGTCCAGGTTTCTGGTCCCAAGCTAGACAAGGATTTACTAATGTTCCTAGAAGGACTGACGGATATTCCGCCCGCTTTCCCCGAGTGGCTTATGCCACTTTGGGATAGCTTCCATTATGGTGATAGCACAAAGGCTGTCACTGGAGTTCGACTAGGTTACCTTAGGACGATCCTTGGCTTTGGTTATAAAGCCGAGCAAGTACCAACTGATGAACAACTACAAAAGGCCCAAAAAGCCTTCGAAGACGCCAACCAAGATGTCGGATTTTGGAATACTGTGTTTAAAAGCACTCGTGTTCCTGATCCGCTATTTAGGGAAGCGCGGCGGCTAATTGGTCGCGTGATTTCACGCGCCGATTGGTTTGATATCATACCCTCCTATGGTCCAGGCGCGGTTTTTCCGCGTAGGATCCCATGTGAGAAGGGTGATTTCACCATCTATAAGCCTATAGAGGCTTATTATCCTTATGATAAGTATTTCAACTGTGTCCACAATGTGGGTATGGAAGATTTACTGAAGCATGACTATCCTGTGCATGACAAAATCACGTGCAGGATGGTGGCTGTTCCAAAAGACTCTCGTGGTCCACGCTTAATATGCGTGCATCCATCTGAGGCAATCTGGATTCAGCAAGGTCAACGACGTGTTCTCGAACAAGCTATTGAGAAGTCTCCACTCACGGTCGGGAAGATAAACTTCCGCGATCAGGGTGTGAACGGATCGTTAGCTATGTCGAGTTCCGT